TGCTGCCTGCTGTACATGTTCACTCTGCTCGCTTCCGTCGAGGCTGGGGAGAGTGCTGCGCCAACGATACCAGAATTCATCGGCGGCATGCCGGAAATCGCGTGGCCGGCGTAGGTCGCTACGTGGGAGAGGTGAGGCTCGGCGCTCACTGTAGGGAACCGGAGACCCAACGCCGAGCCTCTGCCGTGGTGGGCATCAAGGAAGACGGCCACGGCATCACAGAAGCTAGCGCGTGAAAACTCTTTGGCCAGATGCGGTTTCTACTTAGGAGACCCGGCGCCCGCTGTACGCGAGGTCCACCGCGCCGGGCCTCCGCCGCGGGAGGGGGTCCTTTAGGGAAGGCAACCGCGACGCATTAATTTGTAGCTGATCATCAGACGAGCACAACGGCCAGATCTAGCCGCCCATCCTCGTTGGTCACCAGTACGCAAGGAAGTCCATTGCGACTAAGCCCATCGCAAGGAACGCGGCCAACACTGCGAATACCGTTGAAAATTTGTCCATCGAAACCTCCGCTCATCTTCGAAAGCACGACGGCGCTTCCGGTTCCTGCCTGATGGCGCGCAGCGTTACCGCCTTCTGAAGATCCAAAGCGACCGCTCCGAAACGGCGCAACCTCAAAGGAAAATCTGACATGAACCCGTCTCTGCAGAAAACGCAGAAGCGCTTGCTGATGCTTGGCTTCTTGCTCCCCAAATATGGTGCCGACGGCGGCTACGGCAAAGAGGCCGACGATGCGTTTAACGCTGCGCTCGACCAGCTGGAGAGGCTTCGCACCCTTGCCGACGCGCCGGCCACGTCGCTGCCGCCTCCGGTACCCACGACATCGATTGACATTAAAGACAGGGTCATCCCTGCCGCCTGGATGCCGGATGCCAAGATCACTGGAATCGTCTTCCACTGGACGGCCGGTCAGAACAAGGCGAGCGATCCCGACCGTTCGCATTACCATCTCCTGATCGAGAGCGACGGCAAGCATGTCCGAGGCGCCCCCTCTATCGACCTGAATAGCCTGCCGAAGGCGAAGGCCGGCTACGCAGCTCACACGCTGAACTGCAACACCGGGTTCATCGGTGTGTCGCTCTGCGGCATGGCTGGCGCCATCGAGAACCCCTTCAGCGCCGGCAAGCAGCCGATCACGCGCGTTCAGTGGGACGAACTGGCAAACGTCTTGGGGCAGCTGTGCAATCGATACAGCATCAAGGTCAGCCGCAAGACAGTCCTCAGCCATGCCGAAGTCCAGACGAACCTAGGCATCAAGCAGAAAGGCAAGTGGGACATCGCCCGCCTGCCGTTCGACACCTCCATCCAAGGCGCGGCCGCGATCGGCGACCAGATGCGCGCCATGGTGCAGTCCAAGCTTTAACCCCCGAAAGGAAAGTCGCATGTCCCAGTACAGCAAGCTCATCGGCGCGCTTATCGGCAATCTCGTTGCTATCCTGCTCGCCTATATCGCAACAAAATGGACCAGCGTTGCCGAGTGCGCTCTCGTCGACCAGGTGCAGACCTGCACCGCCTTCGGCTTCAGCCAGGCGCAGATCACGGCGGGCCTGATGACGGCGATTAACGCCGCCTTCGTCTACGCTTTCCCAGCCAACAAGCCGGCATGACCTAGCTGAATGCCCTTCAGTTCGCCAGACATATGGGCGCGGCGGCCTGAGGGGCTTCGAAATGTTGCAGAATTCTTTTCGCTCGCTAGAATTACACATAGCTGCTTCTATACGTTTCTCAACAAAGGAGAGCGGCAATGGCAGAGGCTAACGGTTTTACTTTAGAAATGAGACGGGGTGCATTTCCTGTAGAGTTTGATGGCAGCGGGAGATCGGCAGAAGTCATCGTAACGCCCACGTCGGAAATTCGACTAGACAACCGTCAAGAGATGTTTGACTTCGCTCAGTCGGTTTTTGAGCAAGCAAAAGGCGACGCCTGTAAGATTGATTTCGCCGGAAACGCTATCCATCTGACGATCAACTATAATTTCGCGATGGATGAACAGGAAGAATTAGAAGCGCTTATCGAGGGGGCTTTCCCCGGCAGTAAAATCATCTTCAGGAATCTAGGTTGGGCTTGAGTCCGTAGGGACATTTTTTATAACATCAGGGGCAACAGCTGCTCCAGATGTCCATACAGACTGCTTTACAAGCTTCTGCTTGGTGCGCGCCACTTGGTTGTCAGTGATAAATGTCTTGCGCAACTAAAGCAGTGCTCTTGGAGCCTATTTCTTCGGCCGCGAGCACTCTGCGGGTGTTCTGGAGGGGTCGGTCCAGATAATGCAGAGACGGCCGGTAGTGGTGTCTAACGCCTGAATGCCTCCCTCAAACTGCCGAACGACTGCCCAGTTATCTGCCGTCCGGTAGAAGTCCAAACTCCGTGCAAACCGCCCGACCGCAGTAATCGATACCGTGGTGACGACCACTGTAAGGCCGATTAACGGAACCAGGACGAGTAACGTCAGGATGTATAGGTCGACACGTTTCAACTGGGAACTCCTCTAGATGAATTGCCGGTAAAGACTAAAGCAATGCTGGCACGTCTGCATGTGGCCATAGTCTGAAACAAGCGAAATAGCGAACTTTGACTGCCAACAATCACTTCAGAAATAACTACGCTGCGCCGCCCTTCGGGGCGGTTTTTTTATTGGAAGGGCTCCGGGACCATGACAGGGAGAAACGACATGCCAAGCGGCGGCTTTGATCCAGAAGCGAAATATGCGCAGCTTGGCGAGCGTGTCGAGAACCAATCGCGCCAGATCGGCGACCTCGACAACCGGATGGGCAAGGGCTTTTCCGAGATCGCCTCGCAGATCCGCTCGCTAGTTGATGACATTCGCGGTGGCTCGAAAACGCAGTGGCCGATCATCATCGGCTTTTGTTCAGTGACGATCACTGTGCTTGGCGGGCTGGGCTTCATGGCGCTGCAGCCAATAAAGGACAACATCACCACCATGCGCGAGGATATGCGCATGCGATCGCTTGAGACGAAGGACAGCCTATCGACGATCGTCGCCGGCATGGTCACGCAGAAGGAAATGGAGTGGCGCACGGCTCGTGGACAAGAGGATCGCCAGCGAACCGAAGCCGCTATCAAGGAGCTTCGGGAAGGGCTGGTGCCGCGAGACGAGCACGCTCGTGTGTGGGCCAACTACGATCAGCGCTTCCAAGATCAGCAGCGCCAAGTCGACGAACTCAAGCAGGCGCAGGGAAGCGTCTACGGCGCCCGCGACGTGATCATGGATCTCAGGCAGCGGCTTGATCGCGTCGAGCGGCAGAAGGTCGGCGAGCCCTAGCGCAAACGGCAAAACATTCCTCGACAATCAACGCCGGCGGAAACCCGAGTGCCAGCCGAATCCAAACTTGGGTGGCGAAACGGTACATAAGGATTTCTCTAGGACCGCGCTCCCTTTGGAAACGCAGTTGAAGCGATGGTCATGCCGAAAACAGGCCGTGCAATTCCAGGACGTAAAAAGGGCGACCGCTAGGCCGCCCCCGGTATTGCTCTTAGTGTGTCGTCGGAAAATCCGGAGGCAACGTATCGGCAGGCGGGATGTCGGGAAACAACTTGCCCGCCATAACGTCTGCAATACGGCCGAAATTCAAACCCGGATAATAGCCGGAGATCCACGAGTAGGGAATCCGGTTCATACGAGCCAACTTAATTACCGGAACGATGTCCGGCGTAACCTTGCGGTCGTGCATATCCTTTCCTTTCTAGAAAGGCTGCGACCGAATAACGGTTGACGAGATTCAATGAATGAATCATGGTCATATCGCTCACGATAACCGTCACTCGGTCATTGTTCCTGATCTGAAACCATTTTCAGATCACTTTTGAAGCGAGGCATTCACGCCTCGGCTCGTGCCGCCCTATGGCGACTGCTGAAACTAGCCGGGTGGTCTAGACCCGTTAGATCAGGAAGCGGTCGTTATAGGGCGCCTCCATTTGCTCTCCAAGTTTTCACAATTGCCAAGGATGCAACCTCGGCGACTCGTATTTGCGCACATCTCCAACAGATAAGCAATCATCAAAAGCGTTTGCTGCGATCTTATTGCTTTATTTGATTGCTTAATCTATAGGTTATGGAGAAGCAATCTAGAGGAGACAGCGATCGTGACGCAAAAGCAAAGTCCTGCATACCCAAATTTTTCGCTAGAAAAAGCAATCGACCTGGCTAGGCAAATATTCGAAAAAGATAGGAAAAACCCAATCGATCGAGATGTGGCTGCGCGGCATATAGGATACGGTGGCACGAGCGGCGCCGCTGACAAAACATTGGCAACTCTTGCTCATTACGGGCTCGTTGAACGAGCAGGTAAGGGTCAGCTTCGCGTCACGCAGACTTTAGTGGATATAATTTTTCCGGATAGCGAACACGACAAGCGTGCAGCCCTGAAGGAGGCCGGTTTTTCACCAAGCGTGTTCAATGTTATTAGATCTAGATTTAGCGATGGCACACCCTCAGAGGCGGCGTTGAGAGGATGGCTTGTACGTGAGAACTTTTTAGATCGAGCTATAGGTCCCGTTGCAAAAGCCTATCTCGATACTGTCCGATACCTAGAGCAATCTAAAGCGTTCGAAAGTGGTAGCGACGATTCCGATTTCGATGCAAGTCCTGATGAATCGATCACGAGACCGGAGACAAATCAGGTGCATAGTACAAATTTCCATCCGACGCCCCCCGCCATCGCAGCGCCAGCGATGGAACTAAATATAATCAACGCTGAGATCAGTGGCGACACTGTGAAGGTGACGGCCCTTCTAGACAGGGAGGGGTTGGAAAAACTTGAGAAAAAAATTGCTTTCCTCAAAGACTTTCTGTCGGTCTAAGCGTGGCTCTTCTAATTTCCGTACGAGAAGATGGGATTCGGCCATCGCCATGGCACAATTGACATAGTGGATCCAGGCGTCAATTTCTCGCCCGGAACGGAGCGTGTTAGAGGTCTAAGCACACTTTGCTTGCGAGACATGCCGAGCCAGTTAAGGCCAAGTCAATAGTCCAGTGACACGCTGCCTTGCGTTTGTTAGCAATTCTGCGAGCTTCCCAAGCCGAGTATGGCATCGGTTGCAAACCGCTCACCCGACGATGTCGGTGGTGTTGCACCCGTGGCGGCCACTTCTTCAACGAATGAGGGAACGTCTCGAGTTTTTATCCGGAGCACGGGGATCTGCCTTACCCATGAACGACATCGCCTACGGGCAGCATGGCCGACTAGCAGAACTGCCGGTAAACTTACGGCTGGTCGCGGTGCGAGTTTCTGAAGGTAGGCCAGGCCGATGGGCTTATGTTGGGGATGATTTCCACTCCCCGCAGGTCAGGTGCGCTTTGCCTCTTGAGTAGTAGTGACACTTGTTGTGGTTTGCGCAGCCGTTCTGAGTAGTTAGGAGGAAATTAGGGTTAGCAATAAGATCTCGGCAGAGTCCCGGGTGCATGTTCGAAGGAAGATCTCCCAAACTATCCATCTTTAGGCGGCCTGAAAAGATGAAGTTGCGGTTTAGATGTCGGCTAGCGACTTGACGGCTCTGCGACATCCTCGAGGCTAGAAAGTCGGGCGTCGTTGGGTAGATCAAACGTTTATCAACGTTGTAGAAGCCTGACGATAGATCAACGAAATCGAAGGGAAGCGCTGCTACTTCGTCTTGGAATTCAACCGCTCCGGCATTATCGAAGCTTTCATCACCTGTCTTCATTGAGATCCGTATTGACGTCTCTATACCCTCGCGGCGGAGGTAGACGGCAAGCGAGCTTAGTCCATCGAGTACGAAATCAGCGAGGGGATTTATGCGGCGGTCGATCAAAAGACTTAGCAGATACCCATGAGCAGCATGAAGCTGCACATGTCTGAATCCATGTTCCAAAGCCTTACGTGCCGCAGATCTGAAGGAATCTATTACCTCCGATAATTCGTGTCGACCCTTGCTCGCCATTAGTGCGCGGGCTTGTTGAATAGTGGTGTTTGGTGCCGAAGTTACGAATTTCCTCGCGCCGACATACCCATCCCAAGCTGAAGCAAGCTGGATGCCCGGTCTTGCTCCTCCGTATGCGATTCCTCTCGCAAGCTCACCCCAAACGAGGTCATCAGTTATTGTCGGCGTTGATGCATTGCTTCCGTAACCACCCGGCACGACCACGTTGCCGACGATCGAACAGTAGAGTTCGTGAGAGCTGCGGCTCTCATAGAAATCCAGAAACCGCCGGTCAGGCAGCCCATTCGTTATGAAGCCAGTGTTCACGGCTACAAAGAATGTCAGTCTATCGCTCAAGGTGCTTATACCGTTCCTGATTGATTGCCATCTTTCGCAAAATCTCAC